ATGGTCTGACCCTGTTCAAAGAACCCGCCTAGGGTATTCGATACGAATTGCAACTTCAGAATCCGGGCCTGATCCACAGTATTCTGGAACGAAGCCCCTGACGCCAATGTATATGAGTTCAGGATGACACTATCGTCTTGAGCGAAGGATCGACCCAGGACGTTCAGTGTCAGATCCCCTACCTGACTTAGATCAGGCTCAATCCTCTCAACCCGTGTCTGAACATCCACAGTCTTAGGTACATCATCGAAGGGGGATCCGATAGCGAACCCGATATTGCAAGATGTAAACGAACTCTCAATAGCGGTGGTCTGTTGTTCCACCGTCTTATCGAACCCGTATTCATGTTGGTACTGACACACAAGTTGCTGATAAATAGGAGCAGATTGTATCTTTGCTGTTGACCCCGCAATACCAGTCACGGTCTCTCCGCTTACAAAGGTTCCTGTGATATTTTTCACACTGACGCTATTGGTCAGTACCCGAGCAGCAACACCCGTGGCCCCCGAGGTTCCTCCGGTCACGGTATACCCGTCAACAAACCCCGTGGTCATAGTGGTAAAGGACAATACCGCACCCAGAGACACCCCCGTTGTATTTACATTCAGCGTGATCGTGGTTCCCGTGAATGAGAGAATCGTAGCTCCGTTGGGGATACCCGTGGACCCACTTGCCACCATCCCATTAGCGACCCCTGTGGTGCTCGTGAAGGTGAGCACCGCAGAACCCGTGAGCGTAGCAGCAGAAGTCGTGAGTCTTACCCCTGTAGTCAAGAGCATCGTATCGATGGGGTCTTCGTGACCCGCCCAGACAGGAAAGCTGAACACTCCGGTTGGGGCTCCTGCAGTGCGCTTCTTCACCGCGTCGTACCATGTGTTCTCACGATAGTTGTAGATGATTGCATCACCACACTCGGTGTCAGTACCTGAAGGATAAAACCACCATATCTCACCCCAACGGGCAATCTTGGTACCCCATACCTTATTCTGGTGTGCGTAGTTCAGATTATCAAAAAAGTGGTTTTGATTCATCAGGTTCGGGACTTCCTGAACCACACCTGTGTAGGCTAGAAATCGGTCAGTACCCGGCCAGAAAAACTTACCGTCGTGCTCTACGATACCCTTCTTGGACAGAACCGTTGTGGGGCTTGCAATGGTATCGTACTGCCAGATACCGGTTCCCCCGGTGAAGGACACTCGAACCAGCGAGTCCAGTGCCCAGAACAAACCGGCAGGTGCCTGAGCACCCCCTCTAAGGGGGGCACCGTAGACTATTTTGGTTCCGGCGACATTATTGGAGGAAGCCATATTTCCGCCACCTGCGGTCCAGCCGGTGGCCGTGGAGTAGTCATTGGCATTGGTGTTCCGAATGAGGCCATTGGAACCGTATACAAAGAGGAAGGGTTGCAGGACACAGATGCCCCCGCTGACTGAAATATATCCAGACCCGTCAGATACCTGTGTGAGCGGGTCGTTCGTGGCGATGTTTCCGGCATACAAGCCCCCACCGGTATCGTTTGAAATGTCCAGCACATCGGGTGTGGAGCAGGCCAGAATCGCTGAGTACGCGCCCCCAGTGCTGGAGTACATGGCGGCATGGGACCAGTTGAGCTTGGGGTCCACGGTGAAGTTCGACGGGGTACGGTCTTCAATGTTTCCCGCAGCGCCGGTAATGTCAAACTGTACCCGCTGGACACCCCACTGACTGAACAGGTGGGTCGAGTTGATCCCGGAGCGCGAGTCCAGCATCACCGAGCGCACGGGAGCATTGGCGTATCGAGTCATAGCTCGGTAGCCTCCCATCTTGCGCACCCGACCCCGATTCCAACGCACCCACTCGCCATCACTAAAATAGGCGGTGTCTAGGTCCGTACCATCACGCCGAACCCCTGGTATCGACTTAAACTCGTAAAGATCATCCATTATGGCCTTGTGAATACGGTTGTACGGTCTGCCATGCGCTCCGCATTCTCAGCGGTAAGACCACCCTTAGCGGCCTGATACGCATCTTCCCAGACACTCTGACGAGTGGTGTTCTTGGTGAACTTGCAGCATTCCACCATACACGCCGCAAACAGCGCCTGCGGAGTGTTCAGCGTCATCCAGTTGCTATCGTTCGCAGGACTTAGGGGTTGCAGACGAGCATAGTAAACCAGTTCAAACGGAAACGCGCTTATAGGAGTCGGACCAAACAAGAAGTGAGTGGCGTTGTAGTCGGCATAGAACCGGGGTACATCGGCTAGAGTCGGATTAGGCCAGTAGTTGCGGACATACTCCAGGGGGCGCAGAAACAATGGCGTACTGGCCCCAGATGCGTTGGTGTAATTGAAACTGATAGTCTCTTTCCAGAACGCCGGTTTTGCCATACTACTGTCTGTAGGCAGAGTTCCGGTCACCACAGACTGGAATCCCTGCTGCTTCATCTCCGTGGCGAGACGGTTCTCAGCCAAGGAAATGAACGTAGGAATCTGCGCCGCGAATGCGGTATCTGTTCGCTCGTTCCACTGAGGAAGGAGTGTCAGAAGCTGGGTGTAGCTGAAGTCCTGCATCTCACTTCCTTACTTCGTAGGCGTCAGCGCGACAGGAGATGTAGGCGGCGTTGACGGTATCAGCTTCGCGGGTGAGCCGAGTGAGTAGTCCACTAAGCTCTGCTGAAAGTAGCCCACCGGCTTCGGCTGCGTTGCCTCCACCAACTGCGGCACTGGCGGCAGCTTGAGGACCGGGGGCTGCACCACTACACCCGGTTTGATTGGGGTCACGCAGCCGAGAAGCATGGAGCCGGTCAGCAAGCACAGCAATAGCACTTTCGTTTGTTGCATCATTTTCGTTCCTAGAGTTGGTGAAATCATTAAGCGCTTTCTCCTTGGCCTGAACCTGCTCGGTCAAGACTTTCAGAGTCACAGCGGCCTCGACCTTCTGCTTTTCAATCGCCGCTATGTACGGTGCCGCACCGACTCCGCGCTCATGCGCTGCCCAAGCAAAGTACCCCGCCATCAGTGCAGCCAGAGCCGCTGCATAGAGCATCCAGCGTCCGGGGTTGAGTAGCGAGAACAAACCTAACATGTGAATCTCCCAAAGAACACCAGCAGCCCAAATATCACGATGGCTGTCATCAGCGACCAGAAAGCGATGAAGGCTTTCATGCCAGCACTTTCTTCGCAGCTTCCCACAATACTACCCGATCCTGTTCGCCATTCAGCCCACCGTTGATCTTGCGGGTAATCAGGCCAAACGCGTCGGTGTCGGCTAGCTCATTGAGCTCGTGTGACTGCCAGAACCACATTGCGCTACGCACCGCCATATCTGGCTCGCCCAGCAACTCCGGGTTGTTCACGAAGTCTGTTGCCAGCGCCAGCGATGCTGCCATGTAATTTGCTCGACCTGTGATCTGGATCAAACCGCGACCACGGAATTTGTAGCCGTCTCCAGGGGTATTGTTGCCAAGATCGGCGCGCCCTTCATACCGTGCTTGCGCATCAGTCGGTCCCCAAATCTCTATGAGCCAGTGCAGACCGCCAGACTCGTGACCAACCTGCGCCAAGAATGCCGCCATGCGCTGTGGCGTATTGATCTCGAAGTCGAGTGCTGCCGCGTCGATGATCGGCTGAAACGTCTCAGCGCGGTCAATGCGCGCTCCAGTGCAGGCGGCTAGATCATTTGGTGTCATCAGTTGCTCCTTGTTTGTCTATCCCCTGCTGGCGCTGGTTCAGGACTCGGGCAGCGACCTCGTGCATGATGACCACCGCACCATAGGCAGCAACGAACCACTCGGTCAGCGTTCCGGTCTTGATCTGGTGGCACAGACCGTATGTCAGTGTGGCTTTCCCGATGTTGCTCCATATCGCTGTTTCCCGCAGCTTGCCGGTTTTGTGGTCGGTGAAAAGATCGCGCCATTTCCAGAGACTCATTTCTTCATTCCCCGTTCGATAAGACGATCCATCTTATCGTTCAAAGTCCTGAACTGCTCTCGAACCTGGGCCATAGCATCGTGCAGATCACTTGCTTGCTGATGCCCCAGTTGGTCTCTCCGCCTGGATCGCCGGGAACGTCGTTGTACCGGCCCTCGTTGCCGATCAGGCGGACAAATGCTTCATTGAAGTTCATGGTTTGTCTGCCTTTCCGTCCACTTTTAATTCGATTCGATCGAGCTTTGTAAACAGAGCGTTCGCCAACTTATCCAGGTCATCGCGCTTGACATACGTGCCAGCTACAAGGACCTCAATATGCT